ACCTCGATTTATGCGACCAACTAGGATTTTCTTCGCTTGCGAGAGAGTGGGTAGTTTTGGTTTCTAATTCGATAGATCATGTTGTTGGTTCCGCGACACCCAGTTACCCTTTTTCGGAGCTGGCTGGTAAAAATAGAGTTTTGTTGGAAGTTGCTCGCCCTCTAGTAGAGATTGCCTTGGTGACTCGACTGGATGCCTTGCTGTCCATTTCCCCCGATGATCTGCGCCATCTCTCCGCAAAGGAGTTGGTTCAGGGAGGGTTTGTTGATGTAGTTAGCTTGTTTATCAAGATAGAGCCCCATCATCAACGTAAGATTGATGCAGGAAAGATCCGCCTAATCAGTGGAGTCTCCCTCATTGACCAACTCGTTGAGCGGGTTTTGTTTTCTAAACAAAATAATCAGTTTATAGCTGCACACAATTTTCTGCCACAGAAACCAGGACTAGGCCTTGATGATCTGGGACTACAGGATCTTTTCACCTATGCTGCAAAGCTACAGGCGACTGGTGATCTTATGTCCACTGATATCTCGGGCTGGGATTGGTGTGTGCCAGGATGGGTCATTGATTTGCAGGGCAGCCTGAGAATCAAGAATGCTGATGCTGATCCGGAGGGCCCCTTCGGGCGACTAACCCGGAACCGTATGACATGCCTTGGTTTCAGTGTCTTCCGCATCCCCGATGGCACCCTGTATGAGCAGGTAGAACGAGGTATACAGCTTAGCGGCTGCTATATAACTTCTTCCGGCAATAGTGACATGCGGTGTTTGGTCGGAGCCGTTGCTCATTCGCGTGATCGTAGGAAAGCGTTGACGAGCGAGGACTTCCGTATCATGGTCATGGGAGATGATGCGAATGAGGATTTTTCTGAGACTGTTGGTGAGGAGTATCGGAGGCTCGGTTTTAAGGTTAAGGATACCAGAATTTGTGCCCCCGGTCATTTTGATTTTTGCTCAACCGTATGGAGCGGCAATTGGAGAGGTGTACCGGCTAACAGTTTGAAGACCCTTTTCAGATTCTTGAGTCACTCAGTCTCGGATCCCCAGTTTGGCGACTGGCGAGTTCAGCTGGCTAATGACTTTCGTCATCTGCCAGATTCCGAGCATCTCCTAACTAGAGTAGATTCCTGGACGGCTGAACACCTCCAGCAAAAATTATAGCCGTCCCCACTGCTGTAGTTTTTGACCGTGTTTGAAACGACTTGCACTTTTTGTTTGCCGCCTTTTGTTGTTGGAATTGACAATTCCCCCCCCTTCATCATTATGGTAGATTCTGTGGAGGTTCGGCTCTCGCGAGCCGTCGCGCGTGTGGATCGGCTGGTCTCCGCGGGGAAGATAACCCCCGCCGAGGCCAAGAAGAGGAAGACTGATGCTCGTAAGAGTATCATGAGCTCCCGGGTTGGCCCCCCACCTGGCCCTAAAAAGCCTAGTTCTTCCGTCCCCCGTCCTCTCTCAAGAGCGACGTCCCTGGTTGTCCCCTCCCCTGGCGATAAGATGCCAGTCCCGCGCATCACGGGTGACTTGATGGCTTGCTTTGATGCTGTCGCGGCAACGCGTACGCATCTTGCAACTCTTTTCAATGTTGCTTCCGTGGTTAATGCTAGGGTCTTGGTTTTCTCTTCTCTTGGGGTTACCCTCACAAACGCT